GGAGCACCAGATCCTCACCATCCGAGGCGTCCCCGGGCCGCGGCAGGTGTTGCACGGCATCGAAGACCGCACGATCACCGTCGATGCCGTCGCCACTGTCGGCCAGGCCATCGCCGCAGGTCTCATGCACCCGAACTGCAGGCACTCCTTCGCCGCGTACATCCCCGGCGTCACGAGGCGGTTCGCGCACACGCAAGACCCGCAAGGGGACAAGGACCGCCAGCGCCTCCGGGAGTTGGAGCGGCGCCTGCGCAAGGCGAAGCTCAAGCGCGAATCCGCGATCGACCCCGCCGCCGAGAAAGCCCTCGGGCAGAAGGTCCGCGCGATCCAAGCGCAGATCCGCGACCACGTCAATACCACCAGCGCGAAGCGGCAGCCGCAACGCGAGCAAATCGGCACCGCCCGCTAGGAGGCACCAGTGAACTTCCTCGAACTTCCCCTCAAGTCCAGGAAGGCCGCGTTCGCCAAGATGGACGCCGCCGACAAGGCCAAGAAGGGCGCGAATCTGAAGCCTCGCAAGCCCGCCGCCAAGAAGACCGCGGCGAAGAAGGCCGCCTCGCCCTCGCGCGCGCAGATCGACAAGCTGATCGCCGACTCCAACCGCAGCGTGGACGCCGCCCGCCGGCTCACCTCCGACATCGACCGGCGCAGGTCCGCGAAGAAGACCCCGCCGCGCAAGGCCACCCCCAGGAAGGGGAAGCCGGCCGCGCCCAGCAGGAGCGACCTCATCTCGCAGATGAAAGACCTCGGCACCCGCATCGACGCCGAATCCGGGCCGACCGACGGGCTTTCCCTCGAGGAGAAGAAGGCGAAGACGAAGCGCATGCAGGGCCTCATCAAAGAGTCCCAGCGGCTCCGTCGCCTCGCCCGCGCCGTCAAGTAGCCCCAGCAGACTCCCGGCACGAGCCGGAAGAACCACTTCCACTGAAGGACACGACCATGACCCAGCCGTCGCAGGCGCCAGGCGCGCCGACCGACGCGGGACTCGACGGCCTGGCGCCGTCCGAGCCTCAGCAGCCGGGACCCGCGGCTGAAGAGCCGCAGGACATCAGCTCACTCCCCGAGTGGGCGCAGAAAGCCATCACGAAGACCCGCGAGGAAGCCGCCGGCTACCGCACGAAGTACAAGACCGTCGCCGAGCAGGCCCAGGAGGCCCAAGCGCAGCGCGACAAGGTCCTTGCTGCGTTCGGGCTCAAGTCCGACGGCACCGAGGATCAGTCCCCGGAGCGACTCGCCGCGCAGCTCGAGCAGTTCCAGGCGAACACATGGGAGCTGACCGTGGAGAACACCGTCCTCCGTGCAGCCCCGAAGTTGGGCGCTGACGCGGAAGCGCTCATGGACTCCAACCGGTTCCTCGACTCGCTCGCCGAGCTCGACGACAACGCCGACCTCGAGAAGCACATCGCGGACTTCGTCGCCCAGAACCCGAAGTTCAAGACCGCCCAGCAGGGTGCGCCTCGCGGCGGCGGCGACTTCGGCGGCGGCCCCAACCTCCCGCCGGCCTCGATCGACTCCCAGATCGCCGAGGCCACCAAGGCGCGGAACTTCAACCGCGTCGTCGAACTCAAGCGGCTCAAAGCCGCCCAAACCTAGGAGTAGACCATGGCCGGAATCACCGGGATGGGTACCACTTTCAACCTCCCCAACTATCACGGTGAGCTGTTCGCCCTCACCCCGTCGAGCACGCCGTTTCTCTCGGCGATCGGCGGCCTGACCGGCGGCGGGCAGACCACGGCCGTGGAATTCGAGTGGCAGACCTCCGACCTGCGCGACCCCTCCCAGCGGGTCAAGGTCGAAGGCGCCACCGCGCCGACCGCGGAAGAGCGCGTGCGCGCGAACGTCCGCAACGTCGCCCAGATCCACCAGGAGAAGGTCTCCGTCTCGTACACGAAGCAGGCCGCGACCGGGCAGATCGCCACCCCCGCCTCGGCCCCCTACCGGGGCGTGGACGGGTCGAACCCGGTCACGAACGAGATGAACTGGCAGGTCGTGGAAGCCCTCAAGGGCATCGCGCTCGACGTGAACTACTCGTTCATCAACGGCGTCTTCGCGAACCCCACCACCAACGCGACCCCGCGCAAGACCCGCGGCATCCTCGCCGCGGTCACCACCAACCGGATCGCGAAGGGCACCAGCGTCACCGGCCTGTCCTCAGCGACCGACACCATCACCGAGACCGCGACCGCGCTCGCCGACGGCGACGAGATTGTGTTCACCTCCACCGGCGACGCCACGAACATCGTGGCCGGCCGCGTCTACTACGTCGTCTCCAAGACCACCAACGCGTTCAAGGTCGCGACGTCCACGGGTGGCACCGCGCTGACCCTGGGCACCTCGACCACGAACATCGACTACACGAAGCCGTGGGCGACCGCTCTGACGCCGGTGTTCGTCGGCGACCTCATGCAGCTGGCCTACGACAACGGCGGCATCTCCGAGCAGGAGACCGCGACCCTGGTCGTCAACTCCCGCCAGAAGCGCGCGCTCTCCACCGCCTACGCCACGGCGTACGGCCAGTTCCACGAGACCTCCCGCACCGTGGGCGGCGTCAACGTCGACACCATCACCACGGACTTCGGGGTCCTCAACGTCATGCTCGACCGGCACATGCCCCAGGACACGCTCCTGGTGTGCTCCATGGAGCAGCTGACCCCGGTGTTCCTGAACATCCCGGAGAAGGGCGTGTTCTTCGAGGAGGAGCTGGCGAAGACCGGCGCCTCCGACGAAGTCCAACTCTACGGCGAGATCGGCCTCAAGTACGGCTCCGAGCGCGCCCACGCGGTCATGACCGGCCTGGCCGTGTAGCCATGCCGATCTATGAGCGCTACTCGGGTCAGCATGTCGCCGAGCGCGTCAAGACCGTCAAGGGGTCCGACGAGGACGAGCGCCTCGCCGGCCTCGTCGGGACTGGCGGCTGGCGGCTCGTCGAGGGCGACCGCAAGGCCAAGTCCAAGGCGAAGGAGTAGACGATGGCGCAGCCGGTCTACGCGACCTCCGTGGAGTACACCGCCAGCGCCTACGGGCAGGCGGCCGCTCCCGCGGACATCGCGAAGCGGCTCGCCATCGCCTCCAAGCACATCGACCGGCTCGTCCTCACCGCCTACTACGACGTGGACGTGAATGACAAGCCGACCGATGCGGACGTGATTGAGGCCCTGCGTGAAGCAACGATCGCGCAGGCCTCATACCTCATCGATCCCTCTGCGGGGCTCGGGGAAGGCCAGCTCCCTCCCGGAGTCTCCTCGGCGTCGATCGGCTCCGCGTCGATCACGCGCGCGAAGCCCTCGCCGGAGGTCCGCATCGGCGGTATCGCCTACAACTCCGAGGTGTTCCTGATCCTGGGGAACCTCGCGAACGGGGAGCCGTACCCGCGATGAGCCTCCTGTCCATGTGGAAGCAGCACACGGTCGTCATCGAGCCGCACACCGGCACGAACGGCCTCGGCCAGGACACGTGGGGCACCGGCGTGCCCCTCACCGGCTGGCTGGAGTACCAGGTCAAGAACGTCCGCAACCCCCAAGGGTCCGAGACGGTCTCGACCGCGCAATTCCACTGCGACCTCGGCCCGACCGTGCCGGCGCGCTCGCGCGGGACGCTTCCTGACGGGAGCAAGCCCCTCGTGATCAAGACTGGTCCGCTAACCGCCGGAACGCTTCCGCTTCCCGAGCACCTCGTCATCTGGTTCGAGTAGCCAATGACCACCCGCATGGTGTGGCACGGCGACTCCGTCTCCAAGAAGGTCGACGCCGGCACCCTCGAAGGCCTCTGGCTCGCCGCGCTCCACCTCCTCGGTGAGGCGCAGGCGATCATCCCCATCGAGGAAGCGACCCTCGAACGCTCAGGTGTCGCCTCCATCGACCGCTCCAAGTTCATGTCCGCGGTCAGCTTTGACACGGTCTACGCCGTCCGGCAGCACGAAGAGCTCTCGTGGCGGCACGACCCCGGCCGGCAGGCGAAGTACTTGGAAGCGCCGATGCACATCCAGCAGCAGATCATCCTCGCGATCATCGCCGCGGCCATCCGCCGCTCCATGCAGTAGGGGGTGACCGTGGGCTGGACGAACGACCTCTTGCGAGGGATCGCCCAATACCTCGAGGACCAGGGCGTGGGCGTGTACAAGCCCACCGAGGTGTACGGCGCGAACGACATCGCCATCGTCGTCGGCCCCATGCCGCCCGCACCCGACCGGGTCATCGCCCTCCAGGACTACACACCCGACGGGCGCAACCAGGGCGGCGACGTCGCCCGGCAAGTGCAGGCGCGCTGCCGCGGCGCTGGGAACGACCCCGGGTCGATGAACGACATCCGCGACGGCGTCGAGGACAAGCTCGACGGCCTCGCCTGGATCCACCTGGGCGGCGTCGCCGTGCAGCAGATCTTCCTCGGCCCCCGCGCCGAGCTCGGCCAGGACGGCAATCAGCGGTCCGAGGCCACCTCGAATTTCACGATCCAGGCGCGGCGACTGACCGCGCTGCGCACCGACTAGGAGCAACGCAATGGCTGACCAGACAGCGATCACGCGCCGTATGCGCGTCGACATCGACACCGCCTACCCTGCGACCGCCGTCTGGGCCCAGCTGCCCGGCATGGTCGAGTTCAAGGACTCCACGACCCCCACCGAGCAGCGCGACTCCGACTACGACTCCGACGGGGCGATCGGCTACACGCGCACTGCCGCGGAGTGGGGCCTGGAGCTGAA